ATCTTTACAGCAGCCCAAGCAGATAACCCCTGACAATTTCCTGGCCAACAAGAACGCGCAACTGAACAAACTGCGCCTGGGGTTCGCGTCCACGATGTCCGGCGCGGGATCGCTTGCGTTACCGGCCAATCCCGGCGGCAAGGCGAAATTAGGGCTATGAACAGGCTTGAAGAAATGCTAAAGTCTGAACCTGTACGGCAGGCGTTAAAGCCAATAGCGGAACTCTTGAAGTGGGGCGAGATAGTTTTAATCATTCGGGATTCAAAGGTTGTAATGAGCGAGATAAAACAAGCGGTCAAACATTCGTAGACATAGCTGAATCTGATAAACAGATAGGCCACCTATGCGCTTTATTGCGCGGGTGGTTTTTTTATTGGTATAAAACATGGGCTTACTCAACGACACAATCCCAGACAATCGCTACGGCGGCGCAACAGGCGCGAGCATGAAGCCCGTCCATGACGATATCCCCGCGTTTGCCGATATAGATTTACAGCCCTTTCAGCGACGTTGGATGACAATGCGCCTTGAAGCCATGAGCAAGTGGTATCAGCACTGGCGCGACCTGTCCCGGTATATCAACCCGAAGCGCGGTTGGTTTGAGGGGTTTGTTCCCAACTATAACGCGCAGTATGATTACCGGCTTGTGATGGACGGCGACCCGGCGCAGGATGCTCGCATACTGGCCTCTGGTATGAGTTCCGGCCTTACCAGCCCGTCCCGGCCTTGGTTCCGCCTGGGCCTTGAAAACGTGAAGCAGGAAGTCAGCGCGGCGGCGAAGATATGGCTTGAAGATGTTGAGCGTATCCTGTTATCCATATTCGCCAAGAGCAATATCTACGACGCTTTCCAGCAGACATACCAAGAACTCGGTCAATTCGGCACAGGCGCGTTCGGTATCTACGAGGATTTTGACACGGTTATACGGTGTAGGTCATACACCATCGGGGAATATTATCTCGGCACTGATTACAGTGGCCGTGTCAACTCTTTTGCTCGGCAGTTCTGGATGACGGTTGACCAGGTAGTTACGGAATACGGTTGGGATAATTGCAGCGAGCTGGTTCAGAACGCCTATAACGCCAACAACCGCGACCAGTTCGTTTTGATTTATACATTATGTGAACCGAATCTTGCCCGCATACCCGGCATGGAGAACTTCAAGGGTATGAAATTTCGCTCGGTAACGTGGGAAGCGCAGGCCGTATCCAAGAAGGCTTTGAAGATATCCGGCTATAACGAGTTCCCGATTATGGGGCCACGGTGGGAAACGACTACCACGGCTGATGTTTATGGCGTTGGTCCCGGCTGGTACGCTCTGGGCGATATCAGGGCCCTGTACCGCATGAAGAAAGACCTTTATCTTATAACCAATAAGATATCAGACCCGCCTATTGTCGTTGACGCAGGCGTTGAGGGCGTGGTTAATATGCTCCCTGGCGGCATTACACGGTCCAGCCAGCAAACGCCCAACAGCGGGGCGCGGGCGGCCTACCAGATAGCCGGTGATCCCGTTACCCCGATACGCAATCTTATCATGGAAACCAAGGCGCAGATAGCCTCTCGGTTCTATGCTGACCTGTTCCTGATGATGATTAACACGGAAAAGAACGACATAACGGCGCGGGAAGTTGTTGAACGGCACGAAGAAAAGATGTTAATGCTCGGGCCGGTGTTGAGCCGTGTTCAGTCCGATATGCTCAATCCCGCCATTGACAGGACTTTTGCAATCGCTATGCGGGCAGGGTTAATACCGCCGCCGCCGCCTGATATCGAGGGCCAGCCGATAAAGGTGGAATATATCAGCCTGCTGGCCCAGGCGCAGAAGATGGTTGCCAGTCTTGCTATTGAGCAGGAAGCCCGGTTTGTTTCCGAGATGGCTCCCACGTTCCCCACGATAGTGGACAACTTTGACCAGGATGAAGCGGTAAGGGAACACGCTGAATCGCTTGGCGTACCGCGCAGGCTTATTCGTTCGGCTGATGATGTCGCGGCTATAAGGCAGCAACGGGCGCAGGAGCAGCAGGCGACCGCCCAACAGATGCAAATGCAAGAAGCTGCCAAGACCGCGCAGATGTTAAGCAAGACCCAAGTTGGCGGGGGCAATGCCCTTGAACACTTAACCGGGACCGTACCCGCCGCCGAGGGCGCACAAGCATAATGGCTAAACCTGAACCCGTAGACACTTTGAAGTCAGCCCTTGCCGAAGCGGAAGCCGGGATACTCCGCTATGAGAAGAACGCGGGCAAGGATGAAACTGAATTAATCCAAGAGAAGCGCGAGGAACTTGCCGCTAAATTCAGGCTTAAACACCGTGGCGATATCCAGCAGATATTAAAGATCGTGGAAGTGCGCCGGACGATGTGGCGTATCCTGGAATTATGCGGGCCGTACCAGCCGTCATTTGACCCTATGAGCGCACGGCAGACGGATTACAACGAGGGCAAGCGGGCAATCGGCCTTGAACTCTTAAAGATAATCATGGACGCTGACCCCGCCGCGTATATGCAGATTTTGAACGAGCATAACTCGGACAAGAAAACTGAAGCCGAAAGAAGCAAAAAAGAAATAGACGAAATCAAAGGAGATAAATAAATGGCAGATGCAATAGCTGAACCGAAAACGGAAGTTACTCCCCCGGTAGTTGCGCCCGTAGTTGCCGCGCCGGTGGTGGATAAGCCGGTAACGCCCGCGCCCACTGCGCCCGTAGCCCCGGCAGATAACAAAACGATTTTGGGCGGCGAGCCGCCTAAAGAAGTAAAGCCAGCAGGTGCGCCTGAAAAGTACGCCGACTTCACCTTGCCGGAAGGAACCACGGTTGATAAGGATACGATGGCTAAAGCCACCGCCGCCTTTAAAGACCTTGGCCTCTCGCAGGAGAACGCGCAGAAGTTGGTAACTATTCAAGCCGAATACGCCAAGGCCAATAACGCCGCGATTCTTGAATCGTTCAATAAACAGGTTGCCGGATGGAAAGACGAATCCATTAAGATGTTCGGGAACGATTATGAGAAAGAGTTCGGCATAGCGGCCAAGGCGGTAGAACGCTTTGGGACTCCTGCGTTTAAAGCAATGCTCAACGAAACGGGAATAGGGAATCATCCCGAATGGGTGCGATTCTGCAACAAGATAGGCAAGACCGTTTCCGAAGAGAACCCTGTGGATGGGATTAAGGCTGGCGAACGCAAGACGGACGCTGAAATCTTATACCCGAACATGGGAAAGAAAAAATTATGTCAACCGCAATAGGCAATCAGAACCTTACACTTCTGGACCATGCCACCAGGACTGACCCCAGTGGCCAGACCTCGCGCATAGTCGAGATGATGAACAGGACGAACTCGATAGTTGATGACATGGCCGTCATCGAAGGCAACACCACGACCGGAATGATAGGGACCATGAGGACCGGCATCCCGCAGATCGCGTGGCGCAGTTACAATGTGGGTATCCAGCCCTCTAAGTCGGTTACGAAGCAGTTAGCCGTGACCGCCGGTATGCTGGAAGGCATGGGGAAAGTGGACGAGGAACTTGTTGAACTCGCGGGCGACGGGGCGGCTTTCCGCGCTTCCGAAGTCCCGGCGTTCATGGAGTCCTTCACCCAGACCCTGGCCACCACGATGTTCTACGGCGACGTGCGCGTGAACCCTGACCGCTTTACGGGTCTGTCCGCGTACTACGCGCAGTTGAACGCCGCGTATCAGGCCAACCCTGACGCGCTCGTGAATCCCGGCGCGGTGACTCTGCCCGATAGCGGGCGCAACGTGTTTGACGCTTCCAAAGGCGGCATATACGGCACTCCGGCGGGCGGGTACAATACCAGCCTTTGGCTCGTAGTCTGGGGCGATCAGTCCATTCATACGTTCTACCCCAAGGGCACGAAGGCGGGCATTTACCACGAGGACAAAGGTAAATGGCTCATAGACGACGGCGTAACCACGGGCAGCCAGTATTGGGCCTGGGTTGACCAGTACAAGGCGAAGCTCGGTCTGTTCGTGAAGGACTGGCGGCAGGCCGTCCGCATTGCGAATATTGACGTTCGCGCCCTTGTTACCGCGTCCGACGACAACGACAGCTCGCCCAATCTCGTGAAGAACGCGATTGAGGCCGTGAATTACCTGGCATTCCCCAATTCCGGTAAAGCCGTGTGGTACTGCAACCGCCTCGTGAAAACGTACCTGGAAGTCAAAGCTCTCAACCGCTTTAACGCCTTCCTGAAGTACGAAGACCTGGGCGACGGCAAGACCATGACAAACCTCATGGGTATTCCGATTCACCGCTGCGATGCGCTGATGAATACCGAAGCGGCGGTGAGCTAATATGGCGTTGGCTAACTTCGCCTTTAAGAAAGGGCGGGAACAGCGCGACGGTATTGCTGGCTATCTCGGTGCGAAGCTCCGTTCATACGGAACTTCCACCGTGCTTAGCGGGCAGATCGCCATTGTTGTTACCGACACCGACATAGCTGCGACTGATATTATAATCGCAAGCCCGCTGACGATAGGCACAAATCCCTGCTACATAGTAGGGACCGCTATATCGGCAGCGACTTCGTTCACGATAACGGTCAACACTGACCCCGGCACTGGCGGGTGTGTGATAGCATACATCATCATCAGGCCGTAACCCGTAAGGGCAAAAGGAGAAACAAGTATGATAATGGATGGCAAAAACATATTCACCGCTGCCTCGACGGGTGATGTGCAGTCAGGTTCGTTCTATACCGTAGGGGACACCGGGTCTACCTATTGCGTAGACAGAGGCGTTTCAGGGTTCACGGGTTCCACCGTAGCCGCAGGCGGGGCTGTTCTTCAGCCTTACCTTGTGGCCCGCGTTGTAACCGTGTTCACCTCGGCCAGCACCACGCTTACCTTGCAGATAGTAT